TTGAGCAGTTCTTGCTATTATCTCGCCTTGTTTGTTTCTTTTTGCTCTTTTGTTTGCTTCTTCTTGCCAGTTTATGTCAGCAGGAAATTCTACTTCTGCCCACACTTGGTCTTTAGGTCTGAACTCAGGCTTGCCGGGAGTGCCTCCTTCACCTATGTGGGTAGCTTGAGGCAAGTCTCCTGCATGCCATCCGGGCCTAAACGCAAGCTGACCTATTTTAGATTTAACTTTGCCTTTATCAGTTAAAGGGCCAACCTCTGCTGCTATCCACTGGCCCGTTTCCACAGGCGTATTTGCGTTAACAAACAGAGGATACAGCTTCGATGTGTCTCCACCTTTTATCCTAAAAAGCTTGTAGGCCTTTATTGTTTTTTGTGGAGGCTGCACAGGCTCGGTGTCGATTGTCTCCTCGGACTCAAACTCATTGAGCTTGTTTTCCTTTGGCTTTCTTGCAAACGAAACCACTTCACCCTCTTCAAAGTCAGCAATGGTTTGACCTGCCTGCGCGGCACGTTCTGCCTCTTCGCCGGTAGTGATGACTGTGCCGGGGGGTGGTTTGGCTAGGGTTCTAGATGCGGCCTTCTCTGTTTGGTCAAAGGTTCTTATCTCGCCTCTCTGCCTACCACCTATGGTGCCTGAGCCTATGCCGCCGATAACCTCACTGAAGGTATTGAACTGCTCGCCTCTAAGGGCTGAGACCATGTTCCTAAAGAACCTAGCTATGCGCTCTACAAGGGATCTTGGCTTGCCCTGTAAAAGTTTACTGTCTTCTCTTGCTCGCCTGACTAACTCGGCAACAGATTCTTCTACCTGATCTACTGGGCTTAAGTCATCGTAGTTGTTTTGCGCCCATTTGAGGAATGTCTGTGGCTTGCCATCTCTGTCTTTTGTGGGGTGTATCTTCTTGCTTGCTGCTCTTGAGAGAAGATTCCATTCTTTGTTGGTGAACAGATCCAGCTTACGCATGGCATGGATCATTTCGTGATCTAGAAGAGCCAGCAATTCTGCCTCTACCTGAGCATCTGTCAGGGTCTTACCCTGCATAGCTTTGTCTATTGACAAGAAAATAGTATTTATTCTTGGGTCGTAGTAGGCCTGTGCTCTGTCTTCTGGGTCTGCCTGATCATCCCGAACAAGCTGGGTCTTGGCTTCTCTAGCTAAAGCGGCCTCACCACCAATGACATCTGCATCTATATCGCCGCCCTGTCTGGGCCTTATGCCGTAGACAAGATTGCCCAGAGGGTCTTTGACCGCCGTCCTGAGCGCATAATCTAGGCTTAGGCCAACGTCCTTCAAACCAAACCCTGTCATCACCTTCTTGATTGCAGAGCGTAATCGATCAACATCTACAGATGGCGCAGGCAAAGCGAGTGTTTCTTGTTGCTGCTCCACCACAGGCTCAACTGGAGCAACCGGCTCCACACCCTGCTTGGCAATGTCCTTACGCAACTCCTGCATAGACTCAGCGCCACTCTTGGTCGCTATGTTTATACCTGTGGCGTTAGCTAAGACTATTTCGCCTACATCTGGGTTTTCTTGCAGGGCTTGGACAGCAGCACGGAACTGCGCCCCTGTGTACTTGGGCAGCTTGAATGTGGGCAGCTTGGTAGGCTTGTCAAATCGTGGCAGTGATCTAAGGCGTTGATATAACAGCCTAGACTCAGCAACAGACAGGTCGTTCACCGACTTGATCGTCTTCTTGCCAAGAATCCTAGACGCAAGGTACTTGACCTCTGGAGACCCCACCTTGGAGGTTATGTTCTTTGCTTCCAACAGCGACTGCATCTCTTGGAAGTTGCCATCGACGTTACGCATAACGCCTTTTTCGACGGCAGCCTTGCCAGTGGCGTTGTTTAGTTGGTTAGCATAGACCCTAGCATCAGCCTCGGTCTTGAACTTGACTAGCTTGGGCGGCTTCTTCTTGGGGTTTGCCTTGATCTCAGCGTCTTTCTCTAGGACAGTCAGAGGCCTGCCCTGAAGCACCTCGCCTGCGCTGCTCCTGATAATAGGGTTGCCAGCTTTACTGAGATCAGCTTTGTACGTTTCTGTTTCTGGAAGACCATTTACCCGTGTATCGGTAAGGTTATATAGCTGGTCTTCTTTCAGTACGCTTCTGACTTCTTCAATGGTGAAGTTGTTTGTTACTGGCAGCCCCTTACGCAGACGCTTCGCGTTGATGCGCTGAGAGGCAGTCATCTTGGACGGCCCTACACGGTTTTCTACCAGTGTTTTGACATCAGCAACCTCATCAAAACCACGGTCTTGTGTGGTCTCTGCTGCGCTATCTACGGCAACAGATGTGTAGGTGTTGGAGTCAGGATGGTTTACAGCGAAGTTGTAGGACTGAAGTGTAGAAGCTTGATCTGTGTCATACGCTTCTGGGGATGTGGAGATGACGGCGTCACCGGCAGAAAAGACGTTGTCGTTGATGATTTCGTCATTAAGAAACCCAGCAAGAGCGAAGGCATCTTCTGAGTTGTTGAGTGGTATGCCGAACTGCTGACCAGAACTGTCTTGTACGGTAAAGACGGGAGCGCCAGCCTCATCTAGCTGAGTGGTGTCTCCTAAAGCACCGCCAAACTCTTGTGGCAGGTTAACCGTGAATGAGTTGTCTGCTGATGGGAAGCTATCGCCCATTGTCTGGCGTATCTGTTGAGCATAGGCAAGCATTGGCTGCTTTGGGTATCGCCTTTGAATCCCTGCGGTAGGCTCTGCGACAGTGGTGATCTGCAACCCTGTCTGCTGAGGCACACCATTCACGGAGGTAATCACCTCACCGCCACCGGGAACCTCAACAAAGGTTGTGACCTGCTCTGTAGGCTTACCCTTGTTTCTTATTCTGGTCTTTTCTTCTGCTTGGAAGGTCTGGCCTGATGCATCAGATATGTTAACTATTCTTGCAGGAGTCTTTAACTTGGTTGTGAGCGCCGTGCCTGTAGGAGGAGCTATCTGAGCAGGATCTACATCTGCTCCAGCAGCCTGCCTACGAGCCTCAGCGGCAGCCTTTACGTCTAGATTAGACTGAGCATCTATACGGGCTTGTTCTGCAAGGTCTTTGGGTAGGTTCGCCTGCCTTTGGCTCTGGGCATCCTCTAGGTCTTCTCTTTTCTTTCTCTCAGCCTGCTCTGATGATTTGAAAGCTTCATTGTTACGCCTTCCAGCCACAGCGTTTAGGACTAAGTCAGCACCTGCACCGACAGCACCACCAACGGTGAAGTCATCCATCAGGTTGCCACCACCAACCTCCAGTGCCTCGTTGTATACGCCCTTCTCAATAGCGTCTTGCAGCAAGCTTGCAGTTACTTCCTGAACGCCTTCAACCGTACCTGACATCAGGGCTGACCTAAGACGTTGACTGATGCCAGAAGGTAGCTGATCACCCGCTTCTAGGCCTCTAAGCCTACGCAAAAGCCTTACAGGCGTAGCAAGCTCTGACAGACCCACCATAGTGCCGCCGACAATAGCAGCGTCTTCCTGCCCCTCAGAGACATCAAGACCTGCGTCACGGGCAGCTTGTATTCTTTGTGCTTGATCACCAGCGCCTGTGCCTGCTGCCAGTGTGCCAGCGGCTCCTAGCTCGGCAGCCTGAACCGCTCTGCTTGCTTGTATGCCTTTGCCAGCTAGGCCAGCCAGTCTCACTGCTGCGGTAGGGGTGAAGAACGATGCAAACGAGCCAACGCCTTCGCCAAACTTGGTAAGCCATTGATCTCTATAGGCTGCATCAGCCCCCATAGACTCTTCTATTGCAGCACGGCCTTCTCTTGCGGCGCGAACCAAGTCGTTTTCTTCGCCGCTATCTATTAAGTCCTCAAGGCCTACTGCGTTGGTGCCTGCATCAGCAAGCTCTGCAAGACCTTCGCCAGCAGACAAGAACGCATTGGCAAAACCGCGACCCACACCCTTAGCAGTCTCTAGCGCCTGACCGGAGGCGGTTCTTTCTCTCTCGTAATAAGCCTGAAAAAGCTCCTCAGCATCTTGAGGCGTTGGAGGGGACTCGCCAGTTACACTAATAGTTTCGCCGGTAACGGTGTCTGTCAGAGTGTAATCTGGCATTACTAGTTGATCACATAACGAGAGGTTGCTGGGCTTGCTGTAGCCGCCCCTACTGCGCTGGCGGTGGGATCTTCTGGAATTGCGGCAGCAGCAGACATATCAATGCCAATATCATTGCCAAGATCTGTTATAAGCTTGCTCAATCTAGCTTCATACTCTGGATGAAATGGAGTTAGAAGAGCGCCATCACTTCCTTTCATACCAGAAATTCGCTCTTTAGCAGTCTCAACAACTCTTTTTTGCTCAAGACTTAAATTGCTAGATCTGTTTGCAAGAGAGTCGTAGTACCTAGCCCGTAAAGCCCTGTCACGGGCCTTCTCACGCACATCCTGTGCAGCAACGCCTGCCTTAGACAGACCCTCTGCTAGGTCACCCTTAGCAATGCCAGCACCAAGCTGTATCAGGGCAGCGCCAAGGGCTTCTTTCTTGGCAAGCTCTTCTTTGCTCATGAGGCCAGCCTCACGGGCGGCTCTAGCTTCTTGTATGTAACGATCTGCTACTTGCTGTGATGTCTCTTTATCAGAATCAGGTGTCGCTACTGCTGCTGCTTCAGTTGTTGGTTTAACCTTTTCCGCTGCGTCTGTATCAACTACTGTCGCATCACCTGTCCCTTTCTTTTTAGTCTGACTAAACTGGCTTAGTCTGGTATTAAGCTCTGATAGCTGTGACTCACGCCTACGAATCTCTTGTTTTACGACTGGGTCTGTTGTGTCATGAGTGGCGATGTATTCCTGCAACTCAGCCTGCTTGGTCTGAATTGCTTCTATAGCTCTCATATTAATCTGAGCTTCTTTGCTAATGCGCTCTTCTGCAAACGTACCCTCTGGCCTTTGAGTTCTCTCTTTTTCTTCTCGTCCAGCTATAATCATTCCACCATATGGATTGCCGCTAAACATCCGAGCTTTTTGCGCGTCAGACATGGGCTTATCGCCTTCCGCTGTATCAGGTTCAACCTGAAAATCTTTAACCATATCAGCAACTTGGCGGTTATATTCTCTTGTGCCGTACTCTGGCAGCCCCAGCCCAGATATCTCATCAGTTCTAGACTCAAGATTCTTTGCACCGCCCATCAAGTAGTTAAGACGATCAGTAACAGCCGATCCGGGGTCTCCAATGGCCTCCCTAGACTGCCTTAAAATGTCTAGTGAGCCGCTTATGTCAGTGGTAGGTGGTATCTCACCCTTGGCAGCGTCCTCTATGATCGCAGAAACAGGGTTGTTATCTGTAGTAATCAGGCCTTTCGGGTCTACCTTAGTGTTTTCTGCCATGCGAATGACATCGCCTGCTTCAGCTTGCTTTCTCGTAGGCTGTCGAGCCACAAGTGGCAATGCATTCTCTAGCTCTGGAAGCGTTGATACACGGCTTTGCCTAATAATCTCGCCAACCTCTGGTGTCTGTCTGCCACCAAAGATGCCGGTCATAAGTTCTGTGGTTGTTTGCGGCCCTTCAACAGCCCTACCTTCAGCCGTTTGTTTGGCTGATCTTTGCATTCGGTCAAACCTAGATTGATCAAGCATGCCCTCTACAAGACCTTCGGGGAGAGGAGGCTCTTGACCCAGCACGGGAAGGTTCATCGACTCTGTGGTTACAACGCCTTCTCTCATTTGAGGAAGCGGGAAGTCTCCAAGCATTCCTTGCGGAGGCTGCGCTGAAGCGACAATGTTTGGTCTGGGGGTTGGGAACTGTGTTTGACCAGAATCACCCTGACGCAAGTTTGCCTGCTCAATCATGCCTGTGATCTGACCGGGACTGTACTCAGACCTAGACTCCATCATAGCCATTGGTGACAAGATTCTTGCTCTCATCTCAGGGTCTGAAAGGTCAACCTCTGCGTCAGGGTCTATGCCAAGCTGACCAGATATGTAGTTGACGTAACTACTTGTATCGTTTTCTGAGGGAGGGGCAAACCTGTTTATCAAACCACGGATAGTGTTGATTCCGCGATTTGTGCCGTAGGTGGTAAGCACTCTGTCGGCAGCACGAACCCCGTACATTGGGTCTTCAAAGCTTATAAAACCTGAATCTTCGCCTGACTCCCCAAGAAATCCTTGGTCATACTGCCTAATGTTGTATGGGTTGTTTATTCTCTGACCAATAATAGATGACTGTGCAGGGGTTTGATTAATCGGGAATGTAGCCATCCTGCCTTCAGCCATACGGATAACGCCGCCAGTCGCCATGCCTTGTGGTGCCATAGGCTGCTGCATAGGCGCTTGAGGCATCGGCTGACCCATAGGGGGTTGTTGCATAGGGCCGCCCTGCGGCATAGGCATAGGCATAGGGCCGCCCTGCGGCATAGGCATTGGGCCGCCCTGCGGCATACCCTGCTGGGGCATCATTGATGCTATGCCCTGCGGCTGAGGACTAACTATTTGTTGGGCAACCGTCCCTTGGGGTTGTTGTTGCTGCCTAGCCTCAAATCGCTTACGCATGTCGCCACGGCGCTGTATCTCGCTGATGACAAGGAACTGAGGCACCTGTGGATTAGGTGCTTTAGCCAACTGCTGTAGCGCCTGATCAGGCAACCCTTTTACGTCATCCTCTAGCTGGATTAGGTTCTGCATCGATTATCCTCTACCGCCCAAGGCGTTATAAAGACCTACACCACCAATGCCTGCGCCGAGAAGCTGCTGACCAGTGGAGGGTTGAACACCATAGCTCGCCATAGTGCTACCGGGAGTGACGGGCAGACCTTGAAGCATGTTGCTGAAGAATCCGATCTGCTCTCTTGGGAACGCTTGCTGACGCAAGAAGTCTTGATAGCCCATGTCCAGACTACGCTGACCCATGCCTCGCTGTATCTCACCAGCAGCCTGCAAGTTTTGTAGCCTGTCAAAGGCCATTGCCTGCTCCTGTCCACCGAGCGAGCTAAGTAGTCGCGCTGCGTCAAGTGCTTGACCTCTGCCAGCTTGATCAGCCTGTAGCCCTGCAAGCCCAAGTTGCGCTCTGTCTTGCGCTGAACGGACGTTAAACTCTCTAGCAGCCATTGCCGCTTGGTTCTGAGCCTGATCCATGCGCTCTTGAGTCTCAGCAGCAGAAAGGCCCATGCGAGCAGCTTCTTGTTTTGCCTGCTCACGCGCTTGGAATACTGCTCTAGCTTCTTGTTGTTGAGCCAAAGCCATCTGTTGATTTTGTCCAAACGCATCAGAACGGAAACGCTGCGCTGCTTGGTTGGCAGCCTCTTGCTGCTGCTGCGCTGATAAACCTAATTGAGCCGCTTGTTGCCGAGCTTTTTCACCAGCATCAAACGATCTTTGAGTAAACTGCTCTTGAGCCTGACGGGCTGCGTCAGCTTGCTGTTGAGCAGACAAACCAAACTTAGCCGCCTGCTGCCTTGCTTGCTCTGAAGTGCCAAACGCAGCCTGTCTAAGCTGCTCTGCTTGTTGCTGCGCCTGCTGTGCTTGAGTCCCAGTCTGCAAACCAAGTTGAGCTTGCTGTAGTCTTGCGGCCCTGTCGGACTCAAAAGCTTTTTGAGCTTGATCAAATGCTGCCTGACCGCCTCTACGCTGAATGTCCTCAAGCTGTTGGCCCAGATTACGCTCTCTCTCGGATTGCATGATCGCTTCACGATAGCCGCCGAGACCGCCAGCCTGTGCTGCTTGTTGAGAGATGTTTGCTGCTTGGGTGTCAGAGGCTCTTGTTGCCTCTCTCTTCTCTATGTCAGTCACAAGCTGCTGATAAGGATTCATATAATCCTGAACAGTCGCTGCATCAGCTATCGTTCCAGCCTCAAATCCGGGGCCAAAATCTGCCTGACCCGTATATTGAGATTGTATTTGACTAGCCGTGTAGTTGGGGTCAAACGTGCCAGCGGTATATCCAGCGTCTCTAGAACTAGCTGCATAGTCGGAAGCTATGGTGCCGGGAGCGTATGTCGGGTCAAGGGTTCCTGCTGTAAAGCCCTGAGTCAGGCTTGCGTCTGTGGGTGCCGTGTAGCCTGAAGCTATGGTGCCAGCTTGATAGTTTGAAAACTGCTGCTGAGGATTGAATCCAGAAGCAATGTTCATCCCCATGTTGGTTGGCTGATAGCCTACTTGTGTAGCTATGTCGCTTGCCGATCTGAGTTGCTGAGGAGCGCCAGCGCCAGCCATCTCTGCCATGCCCTGCATTGCAGTGGTTTCAAACGGATTAAAGTCCTGTATCCGCTGACCCTGATACGTCTGATATGGTCGAGTACTTTCGTATACTGTTCGACCAAGCATCTCCTCATAGAAAGGCTTTGCATACTCAGGGAGGTTTGTTTGTGTTACTACGCTCTCTTGAACGCCACCGCCACCGCTACCTTTACCCATCTTTCAAACTCCTCTCGTAAACGACATAAGAACGCTCAAATCCGTCTTGCTGAAGCCATTTCCAGAATCCCATCCTAGCAGTAGCTTCTATGCCGTCACAGTTATTATCTATTGCCCAGTCAGTAAATCGCTCAAGCATGTCCCAAACCCAATCGTTGAATTTGTCACCGCCCAAAAACTGTATCGTAAGCATCCTTTTTGCTGGATAAGACACCAGTTCTGTAGTGCCTACCCCGTCTATCTTGTGATCTTCGTCAAACGCCAGCCATAGGTGCTGATGGCCTAGCTTTATGGACTGAAAGAGTGACTCCTCATTCCACCTGCCCTTTGATCTTGCTACCGCTTTGAGTAACTGCTTTCTGACTTCAGGCCATAACGTCTCAGTGTAATTAGGAGGAACCATTGTGATTGTGTGAGTAATTTCTCTTGGCGCTGTCTTGTTACGCACCTTCGGCTCACGGGATATATCCCTAACCCTTGTTTCGTCAAAGCTTAACAATTGGCTCATGCGGGTATTAGGCCTCCGTCTCTAGCCACCAGAGGATCTGGTTGCTCTGTTGTCCCATTCTTTTGCATCCTGATCTCATCAAGCATCGCATCAAAACGCTTTGCGCCAGCGCCTGTGTCGCCATCACCAGCCGCTGAGACTACGTCTGCTGGAATAATAAACTCGCCGGGAGACACTGCTACAGGCTGCTGACCGCCGATAGTGCCGGGAATCATGTCATCCATGCCACGGCCTTCACCTTGAATCAGACCTTCTGTCTGAGCGTCTGGCTGAACACTCTGAAGTACTTGCTCTCTAAGCATCTGGAAAGCTTCTGTTCCGTACTCATCCAAGAACCGATCAATAACAACAGAGGCCTCTTCTTCTGAAAGCTGACCCATAACAGCCATCATAGTCTGCTCTATGAGAGGGTCTGCGCTTGGCACCGTGCCGCCCTCTTGCATGCCCATATAAGCGTCGGTGTAATCAAAAGACAGGTTCTGCATGTTTGGAGCAAACCTCGCAAAGTCTTCTTCTTTGTTGCCGGTCAGGTTTAAACCCAAAAATTCTTTTCTAGCTGCCTGATAATTTTTACTTGCGCGGCCCATTCCTCTAGGGTTGCTTGTCGCAAGAGATACTAGTGCGTCATAGTCTTTTTCAGACATAAACGGAGCAATACCTTGACCCATAACTACGTCTGAGAAATCAAAGTCTGGCGTTGTAGTCGTATCGGTAGTCGTATCGGTAGCCGTATCGGTCTTGGGGTCATCTATCTCAGGAATACGCTCTCTGAAATACTCAATCTCAGGCCCAAATCCGGGTCTGTACTCAATCTCTTGTAGCTCTGCTGCGGTTTTTGCTACCGGCCCTCTAAGCTGCGCCTGTCTAGATGAAGCAGGGCCGTAGCCAAACTTAGCACTACTACTCATGCCTTGATCAAATCCATCTGTTGATCCACCCCTGTCCATGCGGATTGGCGCTCCACCAAGGCTTTGAAGATCGCTTAACTGACGCTGATACTCTTGAGGGTTTAGGGAAACGATGCCGCCAGCCCGTGCGTAGTTTGTGGGATCATATGCAGCGTACTGTCTGCCCATGCCAGAAGTATCGATGCCAAAGTCTGTACCAGCCATATCTAGTGATGTGCCTAGCAGATCATAGGCACGATCCTCTTCTGCTTGCCGGTCAGCCTCAGCCTGCCGAGCCATCTGCTCGTAGCCTTCTTGCATTTCCATTTGGCCCTGAACGCCTGAACCGATAGCTAACGGCAAGATTGCAGACTTGCTTGCCAAGCCTTTGCCTGTAGCAGCTAAAGCGTCTCCACTAGAGAAGGGTTGCGTAAGCCTTTCCCCAAATCCAGCACTGGTTCTTTGAGATATAAGTTTGTCGCCTAGTGTCTTCTGCAAACCCTGATTACTGGTTACTTCCGCCGCAGCTTTTGAAGCAGCCTCTATTGAGGCAGGATCTACAGCAGCAGCTTGCAATGTTGCTGCATCAGCAGCCAACTTAGCGCCTTCAGTAGTAGCTGTGTCTAAAGCAGCAGCAGTAGCGTCAGCGGTTGTGAGAGCGTCTGAACCTGCGCCTAAAGCAGAACCAATGCCATAACCCATGAGGCCAGAGGCAAGGCCTTTCTTGAGGTCTCCGGTCATAGCTGTTGTAGCCAAGCCAGAACCAATAGCCCCTGCTAACGCGCTGTTAGCGCCGATTGTGGTCATAAGCCCAGCAAGACCGGTAGTAACTCCACCTCCTAGTGCTGTAAACGCCGCAGGGGCAAATGCACTAGCCAGCATCGGTATAAGGAAGGCAAACGCCTCTGGCTGTCCTGTTACAGGGTTGGTGGTAAGGCCGCCCGGAACCATAGACGCTATGCCCTGAACCTCTGCTGGGTTCATGTGTACAAGCATGCTGTCGCCGTATCGCCCGTACTGAGCCATTTGCTCTGCCTGTGGCTGTAATGGCGCTTGTTGCATCTGTCCTCTTACATATTCCATTAACTTGTCTCCACACCGAATAGGTTAAAGCTTACATTAGCGGCACTGGCGTAAACCTTGACCACATCCGCTTGACCAAGACACATGCCAATAACCACAGTTCTAGTGGTAGTGGCAGCAAGGGCTTCGTCAAAAAATATAAATTGTTTGTCATCTGCTGAAGCGCCAGCCACATGGACGCTAACCCTGAACGTGATGGCAGAGCCGCTTCTGTTGCATATAACTAGTGAACTAACAGTTGTTTGCGTCAGGTCTGGGGCTGTATACAGCGTAGTCGTTGTCGTTGCCGAAACATCAGCCTGACCCAGAACCTTGATCGCATCTGTCATGAGGCACCCATCAGCAAGAACTGAAAACGGCGCATGGCAAGAGATCCTTCTTTGTCGCCTTGAGTCTTAGCAAGAACCACATCATTTTCAATCTGATCCATCGCAAGCTCTAAGGTGCGTCTTGTTAGCCCCTGCTCTTGCTGATCATACTCAGGTGTTGGTATGGGCAGAGGAGTTGTTCTTGTGCCAGCCATTAGCGCCTCCCGTCTGAGCGTATATCAAAACGCAGGTCACCAAGCCGCCAGCCGTAACCAGAGCCTGAGCTTTCGAGCCTGACAATAGGATGCCTAGCCCTAGCCCTGACATGATTTTGGTCTGTAGATGATGTGACCGTTACCGCTGCAAGGGTGCTGGTGCTGCCCAGCGGGAAGTCTTTGCCCTTGATTGTCATATCTATTGACGCATCAGAGGTTGTTCCGCTGAAAGCAAAGTCAGGTATGACCCGACTGATCATCATGAACCGCTGGCCCTCTTCTATTTCTAAGTCGCCGCTTTCCACATAAGCGGTCATTGGGCTTCCATCATCATCAAAGCCGACTTCATGAGAGTACAGGTAGTTGTTATCTGTATCTGTAATGACTGACGTAGCTAAAGGCTTGTTCCTTGTACCAGCGCCACGCCATGCTCCGCGAACTAACGTGCCAACACTCCACAGGTTTTCTGCGTAGTTATAGCTGACATAGTTAGTTATCTCTGTGTCGCCAGAACCTATTGGGTAATACCATATGACCTCAGAGAATGCGTTGTTTTCTGCCGCAAAAACCTTGAAGAACTGATCCTCGTTAATGTTGGAAAACACATATTCTTTTACAGAACACGGAAGAGGTTGCACAGAGCCGTTGTAGACATAAAAGCCGCCCTTGTCCATGAAATAGACGGAACCCCTAGCGTTGACCGCTGCGTTAGGACTAATCATGGATATGTCAGTGCTTACGGTCTGAAACTGGAATGTAAAAGGTGCGCCAACAAACCGCATGGAGTGCAAGCTTACATCCGTAAATACCAGTATCTCTTGCCTGCCCTGAACCGCGCCAATGATCTGAGATCCTGAGTTGATTCTTACGCCGCCAGCCGTGTTGGTGGCTGTAGGAGTCCAGTCTGCTGCGTTTTCCTGATCAGAGAACCGAATAAAAAGCGGGTCAATCTGACTAGAGCCAATAGGATTAGACCCGAAAGCAATAACGTGCTGATCTATATCGCTAACCATGACTTGCAGGGCAATCTCTGGGACGTTAGAAGCACCGGCTAAAGTAGATACGTTTACCCCTCTTGCGCCCGTACCTGAAGATTCATCCCAGTAGTAAATGCCGCCACCACGGGGGTTAAATACTAAGTCTTCTCCAAAGTTGTCTTGACTGAAAAGTCTTAGCTGACCTGCTGAGGAGATACTACTTACGCTACCAAACGCAGTTACACCCCATCCTGACGTACCCCAGCCAGTGCCTGTAGCAAAGGCGTTGGTGCCAGTATTGATTTGATAGGCCGCTACCGTTGAACTGCCGCCATTGCCAGTGTCGCTTGCGTTAGCGGTTACAGTTGCACCACTGGTGTCCTTTGCCACAATGGTAAACGTATTGGTCGTAGGCACAGAGGCAATCTGATACTCCTGATTCAAGACCGCCGCTATTACATTGCCGCCCAAGGACGCTGCGTCTGAGAAGGTGACAAAGTCGTTAACCACTGCGCCGTGAGAATTCTCGGTAACCGTAATTGTTGAGGAGCCGTTGGTTGCCGCAAAGGTGGCGTCACCCGCGCCAGAGGTTAGCCTTATCGGCGTAACATCGTTGAACAGATCGCCAGACACCACATAGAACTTAAGATGCGTACCAAGGCCTATGTAACGTATAGACTCCAAAGAAGACCAATCATGTATTGACCGGCAAACTCCTAAAAACGAGGTCTCAGAAAACTTTTCCCATCCACCAATCTTTTCAGGCCTACCTTGCCTAAATCGAATCTTGTCAGCATCAAACCATCCAGCATCAGCAGAATACTCTGTGCCTTCTTTGTTGACGCCGGGAGCAAATTTTATCTTGCTGAGAGGCATATTTAACGTCTGCGCCTACGCGACCTAGTAGTCGGTGCTTTGCGTTTTTTCTTTACGGCCTCGGTGTTTGGCTTTGGAGGCACAGGCTTTCGTCTCCCCTTACTCCTACCTACACTTTTAGCAGGCTTAGGCGTAGAAGCTGATGGAGGAGGCTGTAAAGCGGCAACTCGCTGCCTGACCTGCTCCATGACCTCAGGATTAGCCATGCCGCCAATGCCGCCCATCATGCCGCCAACCCCACCCATGCTACCTATATCAGCTATTGGGTTTGTTTTAGTTCCGCCAAGTTTGCCTAAGAATCCGCTTTGACCAGAAGCCCGTCTTTGCTCTTGAGCTTGCTTGATGTTTTCTATTTGCTCTGGTGTAAGATCGGGAAAAGCTCCGCTAAATAAACCACCAGATCCCGGCCCAGCCTCTGCTAATGCAGCCTCATAACCCGGATCACCGGGAGCTATGGCGTTGGAAAACATACCGCCCATACCGCGCAGGCTATCGCCCAAAGACTGATCCATTACTGGCCTTGGTGTAGGTGTAGGACTTACTGGGGCGGGTTGGGTTGCGGGTGCGGCTGGCTGACCCGTCATTATTTGACCTATACCGCCACCCTTTTCACCACCCATACTTGTTGATGGGCGAAACGCAGGCCCACCATACATCTGGCCTTCACCACCAAATTGATCCATGTCTGTAGGATCAAATCTGCCTGCAACGATATCATCGCGTCGTTTGCGAGCAACTTCTTCTGCTTTCTGCCTTGCTGTTTCTTTTGCGTCAGATTCTGCTTCTTTTCTAGCGTTTTCGGCTATGAGTTCCCTTTCTGCTATAGCAAGAGCTTCATTCTCAGCGCGTTCAGTTGCTATACGGTCTTGTTCTGCTTGTGCAATCGCAGCTTGTTCTGCTGCAACTTTATCTCTTTCTACTTGAGCGGCTGTCTCTGTAGCTGTTTGCTCTGCCGCAGCGCGTTCTTGGGCTGCTATAAGCATGTCTCGCTGACGCTGCTCTTCAGCTTGCCTGCCCTGCGTTATGGCATCAGTTGTTACGCCAGCATCAAGCGTCTGAAAAGGCTGGCCTGTGAGAGGATTGATACCCTCCATAGGGTTTGGGGCTGCTTGCTGAGGTGTTAGCAAAGCTCCGGTCTGTGGAGCGCCCATAGGGTTTTGACCGCCAAGCAATGCTGCTATGCCTGTAGGAACGCCGTAGTTAGGGTTTCTTGAAAGGAGAGGCTGACCCTGCATCTGACCGTAGCCAACAGGCAGTCCGGGCGGGATAAAAGAATTTGCCGGGGCAGTGGGAGGCGCAAACCCTAATTGTTGAGCATTAGCGCCGGTCTGCATATTTCGATCAAATAAACCCATTACTGATACTCTCCGGTTCTGATCATTTCAGTTAGCCTTATGGCTCTTGTGCCCACTTGTTTTGCCCACTTGCTATCCATAAATTCATCAGCAGCTACATCAAACTGCTCGCGACTCATGGCGGTGAGAGCTTTCACAAACCCTCGTAATCTGGTCAGACCAAGGTTAAAGCAAATATCGATCATGGCATCTTGTCTGGCCTCGTTCATAGCGACGAACCAAAAGTAAGTATCAGATAGCTCTCCCTTTACTCGCTCTATGTCATTTGCCAGTAAATAATTAATCTCGTCATCAGACAAGCCAAGTCCAGACTCACTTATATTTCTGCCCACACCTATGGTTTCGTAGCCAGCGGAGCATAGGTAAACCTTTGACTTAACGCCTTCATGGCGCTTGATCATTTCAACAAGCTTACTCATTACTTCTCCCGTGCAACGGAATTGACCTTCTCGTATGAACGCATAGCGCCCAATCCGAGCATACCCATCATAACGGGCACAAGAAGCGTTGTATCTACCTCTGGCACAGCTACCCAGATACTAATTATGTTGGCAATGATGGTGTTGTAGAGCAGGCCCAGAGCGCAGATCCAGCCGATGGCAGGTCGCCACCCAGCAACAAACAAGCTCTTGTGTGCAGCCTCCATCTTGTTGATTTCAAGCTGGCCCTTGAGCGCCTCATGCGAGTGTTTTTCACTCATGGTCGCTATCTCATGAGCTAAGGCGTTCTTCTGATCCTTGTCCTCTATGAACTTGTCCAGAAGCCCTGTTACTGGCCCAACTAGCGATGCCACAATACTCATTTACTGTTCCTATTTTGCCATGCAGATGCACCAAAAAATGCGGCGACGAGACCTGCAATTGCTACGAAGTATGTTGCAGCCATCGATCCTAGTATATTCGCTGCTTGCTCTAGACCTATCCAGCTACTAACAACCACAAGACTTGGATATAACAACATGCCCCATAAGGCAAACCAAGCCATGTATCTTTGAGACTGCGCCTTTTCATGCTGTAGCTTTAACTCTTGTAACTGCTGACTTGTTTCT